TGCGATTACTTCTGTGTCGTTCATTAAAATAAATTGTAAGTTTAATGGGCGAGGACGATATAGTTCGGGTCGCCACGTTACTTAGTCATTATGCCTTTGGGTAAAGAGTCTTTTTGATAATTTGTAATTCTTTAATCCAGTCTTTATCAGGAAGCCCTTGCTTTCTTCTAATTCTAAGATCCTTCATAGCTTCATCATAAGGTGCGTAATTCTGAGAAATTAACATACCATCTTGATCATAATCTTGAGGATTAATCATATTACCTGGTAAATTATCTTGATCTATCTCATAATCTGTAGGAGTTAAGGAGGGTATAGGAATACCACTTGGACCTGGTGGCGGTAAGTGATCTGCTGGATCATGACTATCACCTAAATATCTAGGTATACCTTGTATATCTAAACCTTCGTGGCTTCTGTGAGCAATTGTCATCTCAGGATTATTAAGAGACTGCTCCCAATCATTAGTATTAACTCTTCTTATGTATTCTTGTACATCTTCTCTTGTCCAACCTTCTGGAAGCTCTCCCATAGAACCATTACTATTATAATGGTTGATGATATTCGTATGCATACCATGAGGGAGCCGTCTCTCACTAGGACTTGGTGGTCCTTTAGGTTTAAACATATTCCAGAAAGCTAGGTCTTTTGGAATTGGTCTAGGAGGATAAGGTGGTGTTTCTTCTTTAGGAGCTGGTCTATAAGGACCATCTTCTCCAGGTACATTACCTCCTTTAACTATCTTATCTGGAATCATATCCTGATTCTTAATTAGTTGATCAGTTACATACCGTCTATCGAGATCTTTCATTCTACTATAAGATAATGTTGCCATTTAATTTATCCTCAACTGTTGTCTCCAACCTAATTGTTGGTCTTGTGGAGGAATAACTGGCTTGCGTTTGTTCTTTCTCATTTCTTCTTCTTCTTTTTGCAGCCGTATCTGCTCCTTTATCCATGCTTCAATCAAGGCATTTTTTTCTTGACCATACTTAGTCTTCTGTGGCTTCTGTCCAACTGGAATCCATGGCATGTAAGAAGATTGTTCTACTAAACCTTTCATTGTTATGTATGTGTTAGAATTTTACATCAGAACGTTCTAATTTTTTCATAACTTCTTGACGATAAGCTGGGTCTCTATCATAACGAGGATCACTCATAGCTTCAACTACTTCAGCTTGGCTTTTAAAACCATCTACTTGAGCTTTAGGAGCTGATCCTGTTAACAACTCACCTTCATATCCAGAAGCGTCATTGTATCTGTATGCAAGCGAACGTACAGCAAAGAAGGCAGCTAGTGGATCACCACGTTCCATTACTTGGTCAAACATATTAACCTCTTGTTCATTGAGATTTTGTTTGGCCCATTGCATCATGTTTCTATAATTATCTTTTCCTCCTACTATATCTTGTAACTGAGTTACATCTTGTTCAGTTAAATCTTTTGATTTAGGTGCCTGATTAGCTTGTCTATATTGTAAATGCATATTAGCAAGATCAGTAGGATCCATCTTGCTTAATTGTTCTAGAGTTTCTTTCTTATACTCTTTAGAGTTAGAAGCTTCTTCCCATAATGTATCTAATATATTTGTTTCAGAAGGTTCTTCTTTAGTTTCTGGCTCTTCAGCTTTAACTTCTTCTTTAGTATCAGAACCTAATTTCTTTTCAAGTTCTACATAAGCTTTCTCTAGGTCTTCTGCACTCTTATACTTACCAGCTAATAGTTGTTCTTGCTGTCCTTGTAATTCTTCTCCTACTTTTAGAGAATCCTTTTCATCAGGAGTTAAGTTTTCTATATTATCAGAAGTGACTGTATCAGTACCAGGATCATATGTAAGTGTTTCTGCCATTATAAGTTAGGTGGTAGTGGTATACCTGCTTCTGTTTGTTCATTTAACTGAGCCTCTAATGCAGGATTCTTAGTAGGATCATTGATTGGAGCATTCATCTGGCCTGCTAATTGTTTCTGTTGTTCTATTTCCATAGCTTGTTGTTGTGCCATCTGTTGCTCTTGCTGTCTATCTTCCATACTCTTAACTAAGTTAAGAACATCAATACCTTGTGCAGCGGCTAACCTTTTGATTACTTCATCAGGGTTAATGTATTGTTGAATAGCTTCTGGTCCCATTGTTGTTGCAATAGTTTGTAAGAAGTTACCTAATGCTTGTACATCTTGACCTCTACCAAGAGCATTTATACCTGCTACAATAGTAGGTTTTACCATTCCTTTAGGTATACGTGGAATTTCTCCAGTCTTTTGGAAGACATTTAATTTTCTATTTAAGTATGGTACTAAGAATTCAACTGTAAGTAAACCGAAGAGGCCACCTAACTGTTGTTCTAGTTCCAACTGTGTCATTTGTACTTCCTGTGCGGTAGTACGTTCGCTGTCTCTTACACTAAGTATAAGGAAAGCTTCATTCAATCGCTTCTCAAGTGTAGCCATTAATTGATAGGCTGTCTGGAAGTCAGCAGTCTTGCCTACTTGGACAACACCGATATCATCTGGTCTTCCTTGAACGATTGCTCCGTTGCCTGCTTGCGCCAGTGTCTGGGGTTTAGTAGTGCTTGAGGGTGATACAGTGAAAACAACTTTAGCGGCTGCTGCAGAGCCTTCTACGAGTGCCTGAGAGAGTGCTTCAAGTGACTTAAGATCACCTATAAACTGACCTACTCTACCTCTACCGTATGGTTCTCCATCAACTGTATTAAAACGTAATGGCAGCCATGGGGTAGCATCTACTGGTGCTTTACTTCTAGATTCTGGGAGGATTTTACCGTAAACTTCTTGATGCCATATAAATCTGTTGTTATCTCTAGTGACATGAGTGTACACATCACATTCTTGAGAGTCAATAGATGTATCTTCATTAACTACTAAAGCTTCATCTAGTGCTTCTTTAGGTAGGTATTTTTCTATTAACTTTTTATTGATACGTTCTTTAGTAACTATTTCAATCACTTGACCGTTGCCGTCTCTTTCTATAACGAAACGATTGAGAGGAAATAACTTAAGACCTGTCTTAGCCATAAAGATAAGAGCATTACCAGCGACAACTAAATGTTGTAGTGCTTGATGTATTACTACACGGTCATCTGATGCTGCAATAGCATCTAAAATGGTACGCTCTATCTTAGCAAATGATAGATCTAATTCTGATCTTACTTCTGGTGGGAACTCTTCTCCTAATTGAGACTCGTCTAATTGTAGCTTAAAGAAGCTGGTTTGTGGAGGGACTAGTGATAGTGATAGCTTAGATGCTAACGCTACAACACCCTTAGCACCAACGCTTTGCCATG